TACAGAGTAAAATAGGGTTGTTCCCCGGATTTGTTTTTGTTCCCCATCGGTATTCGGTGTATTGTTCACGTCTTGTCTCACTGTAGGCAAGACCGAAGGATGGGTAACGGGCTTTATGGTGATGGAAGTGGTAACGATTTTCTCAGTATTTCATGGTAGGTAGGATATGGTGACAGAGCGTAGTGTTTGTGCTTTACGCAAAGAGCTTTATGATAGGGTTAGGGTGGGTATAGATTATCAGTTGGTTCAACTTGCTGAGATAGAGTTTAGATATCCGCGTGTGTATTGGGAATTGCGGAAGACACTTGATGTATCAAAGGATGCTGGCAATGGAATTAGCGGTTCATCAGCGTAAGCAATTGATGGAGTATATCAACAGTGGCAGTGTTACGGCATTGCAGCGTTATTTTAATGATGCGACTGCTGGTTTTGCACAGTTGGTGCGTATTGCTAATGGTGAGCCAAGAGTCAGTGTGGATAAGAAGGGTAGTGAGATTAGGGAGTATCCGAGTTTTAACGAGCAGATCCAGGCGGCTAAGTTGATGATGGATAAGAGTATTCCATCTTTGAAGGCTTCTCATGTTACGCAGCATCATGTTTCTCATAAGTTGGAAGATGTGGATGCTTCTGGTTTGGTTGATGAGTTGAATGAGTTGACGGCAGTTGCTGAAGCTATGAAGCGTAAGGAGTCGGCATAAATGGAAGATATCGAGTCATTGAAGCGGCAGATTGCAGAGTTGAAGGGTTATATATATGCCCAGGGTGGTCGTGATGACTTGATGGCTTTTACTCGTGCGATGATGCCGACGTATGAATGTGCTGCGCATCACAGGTTAATTTCTGATAAGCTGATGGCTGTGGAGCGTGGAGAGATCAAGCGGTTGATGATATTTATGCCGCCACGCTCTGGCAAGTCTACTTTGGCATCTATATATTTTCCTGCGTGGTTTATAGGTAAAAATCCTACCAAGCAGATCATCACTGCTTCTTATAGTGGTCGTTTGAGCGAAGATTTCGGCAGGAAAGTAAGAAATACGATATCTGATCCAGAATACGGCAAGATTTTTAGCGAGACGCAGTTGGCACAGGATTCTAAGGCTTCTAACCGTTGGCATACCAACAAAGACGGTGTTTACATGGCCGTAGGCGTGCAGGGTGCCACTACGGGACGGGGAGCAGACCTTTTTCTTATCGATGATCCGATAAGAGATGCTGCGGAAGCAGATTCGGAGCTTATTCGTGACAAAGTATGGGATTGGTTTGCTACTGTTGCTTATACCCGTCTTCAGCCTAATGGCGCTATTGTCGTGGTGCAGACGCGATGGCATGAGGACGATCTTAGCGGAAGATTGCTGGAAGACATGAAAAATGGTGGTCAGCAGTGGGATATTCTTCGTTTGCCCGCCATTGCGGAGTATGACGATGTGTTGGGACGGGAAGTGGGAGCAGCACTGTGGCCGGAGTGGTATTCTTTAGAGACTTTGGAAGAGACACGGAGAATCCTTTCAACGCAGGGTGGCAACCGCTATTGGAGTGCGATGTATCAGCAGAACCCTGTCCCTGATGATGGTGAATTTTTCAACAGAGAATGGATAAACTATTACGAAGAGCGTCCCAAGACGAGTTCTTTGACGATATATGCGACATCTGACTATGCCGTAACAGACAAGGGGGGTGACTATACCGTCCATATGGTCTTCGGCATCGACCAGGAAGCGAACATATATGTTTTGGACTGTTACAGGGCGCAGAGTTCTTCTGATGAGTGGGTAGAAGTACAGATTACGATGATGAAGGAGTGGAAACCGTTAGAATGGGTAGGGGAAAGGGGACAGATAGAGTCGTCGGTAGGGCCATTTCTTCGTCAGATCATGAAAGAGCGCCGTGTTTATTGCAACATCAACAGTTTGCCGAGTATCCAGAGCAAGGCACAGCGAGCACAGAGTATCAGGGGAAGAACGGCTATGGGTAAGTTGTATTTTCCCAAACATGCCCACTGGACTGATGATGTCGTCAGTGAGATGTTGCACTTCCCACATGGTAAGAATGATGATGCGGTAGATTGTCTGTCTTTGATGGGCAGGATATTAGATACGACGTGGAGCAGGGGATTTGGTGTTGTAAGACGAAAAAATACGGACTTACGATATGGTGCAAACATCATAGAAGGTGCTCGTCAGGCAGAACTTAATGTCATGGAGTTGGCATGAATAGAATGGAATTTATGGTGTCGTTAGGGACGTTGGGAATGTTCCGACCTTCTCGTGGGAATAAGTTGGATGCTCCCAAACTGAATATACCCTGGGATGAAGAGTTTGATTATGTTATGCCAAAGAGATCGGGAGCATGGCAGTGGTCTTGTCCACAAGAAGGGCATTCATCGCGAACAGTCATGTTCCGAAAAGCTATAGACAAGACATTAAAAGGGCATGTGATGCCCGACCATATCCCACAACCACAAGCGTTGCACGATGCTGAAAAGGGCGAAATCGTAAAGTGCTGTATTCGTGGTGGGCAGGAAGCGATATTTGCAGAGAAATATTTCAATGTGAGAAAAGTATAATGCCAATTTTACCACGTAGGCGCAATTTGCAAACGGGAAATTCTGCTATGGCGCGTATTATTGAGAGAGACAGAAAAAGAATACGATTAGAAGCGGATGCTCCTGAACAGGTTTTAGACCCCAGTAATAACAGTGAGCCATTTTAATGAAAACTGAAGAGATAGAGCAGTGGCACAAGAAAATAACGCAGCGCGAGAAGTGGATGAAGGAAAAGCGCGTAGTATGGGACGAACTGTTCTGCCGGTACAACCTTGACCTTTCCGTAGCAGGTATGGACAAGAAACATGTCGTCAAAGTGTCTCGGTTTTATCCTTTGGTGCGCAAGCTCATCGCTTCTGTAGCGTATAACTACCCAAGAATATTTATACACATGGACGAAGGGCCACTACTCGATGAGAACATAAATGCTGAAGACACGTTAGAGCGTGCTGGCAATCAGGCGATGAAGATAACACAGATGAAGCGAGAAGTGCACCAGTGCATGTTTGAAGCACTGTTTACATTCCGTTCTTATCTCAAGATCGGCTACAACCCACCAGGTGCCGATGCAGTAGCACCATATGTCTCTTCTGACGATATGCAGGAAGATTTTCCATATATCTGCTGGGTATCTGCGAAAAACCTGTTGGTAGACCCACTCGTTGCTCCTCACAACTTCTACACGGCAATGGATGTTATCGAAAGACAGTTTGTGCCGTTAGAATTTGTAAAGAAAGATCCACGCTTCCGCAAGTTCCGCAACCAGTTCGTCCCAGTAGCAAAAACACAAGATGAAGGAGTTGGCGAAGCGATAAGCGATATATACCAGCGCCACGAGTTCAACGATACACAGGAAAATGATGACCAGGCAATAAATGCTGCGAGAAGTTTGGAGAAGATGGTGCTCTTGTACGAGATACATGACAGGGTACACCGTCGTCGCATCGTATTCGCCAACGACATACAACAGCCCATCGAAGATATTCCCGACCCTATGTTGCGCCATGACCCCATCAGCCAGGTAAACCCACTGACGGGTCAAGACGTGACAGTAGCCAGTGAAGCGACGAACAGCTATCTGGTAACGGGTGGATTTCCTTATTACACCATGTCTTATGACATCTCCGATCAGTTCTATGGTCAGCCGATGATGGCATATGAAGCAGATGTTGAACAACTGATTGTCAACAGCCTGTCACGTCGCCAAGATCTCTTGAAAAGGTTTAAACGTATCGTATTGGGAGATGTAGCAGAGAAAGAAGCGAATCAGGCACTTCCCGACAAGCTCGACCAATCTGAAGACTCTACAGTGCTGTGGGTAAACAACCCGCAAGGCGCTTTACAACCTATCGATTTCGGCACAGCACCTATCGACCAGGTAAATTTGGAGCGTGATGCCCGTTCCTACGAAGCAGAGATCATACAGGTAGACGCACCAGGTGCCGATTCTGCTACAGAGTCAGCGATACGTGCTTCGGCTACAGAGATAAACAGGGAATGGATGCAAGTACCAGTAGCAAATGCGTATCGCTGGGGCATTACCAATATGTTCAACATGTTCTCAGATCAACGCTTCCTTCCCAACGAGTTCGCCATAAATATCTCACGAGAAGGGGAGCCTTTCTTAGCAGGGATTATGCAGTCGTGGTGGTTCGATGGTCGCTGGGACGTAGAAATAGATCCAGGGTCTATGCTGGTGTTGAATGAAAGTCTTGAGCGTAATGACACGTTGGCATTGTATGACAGATTAATAGCTATGCCATTCCCTACAAACAAGAAAGAAGTGGTAAAACTGCTCGGAACGGCCTTCCGTAAGGTCAACTTCGAGAAGATGTTACAGCCAGAGATTAGCCCAGATGCTCAAGGGCTTGCACAGATGGAGAATGTGGTATATCTGTCGCGCCTTACATACCTGCCACCGCAGCCTGGGCAAGATAATCAGACACATATGCAAGTACATAACGAGCTTGAGCAAACCGCAGAGTTTCAGCAGCTGTTACCAGAACAGCAACAGCAAGCTATCGGAGTGCGCGACCAACACAACCAGGCACATCAAGAACTGATGAATCAAGAAGGTGGCACAAGGGGCAGGCAGACGCGCCCATCAGAACAGTCAAAAGCTACCAACCTTATCTCTGTTACACGGTCACAAGCCCAAGACACCGCAAATGCGGTACAGGCAAATGTAGAAGCAAATGCACAGTAAAGGGTAGACATGCCTATATACAACTTCAAATGCTCATGCGGAAATACCAAGATCGATCAGTATTTTTCTCTAAACACCCTACCACAGACGCTGAGATGCTTATGTGGGGGTGTTATGGAACAAGACTACTCATCACATACTGTCGGATACTCCGCAAAAGGTTATCCCTATACAGATATACAGACAGGGCTGACATATTCATCTGTTGAAGACAAACAACGTCAGCTGAGAGAGCATGGTCTTGAAGAGACAGGGTGGAAAGAAAAGGGCATGAGCAGAAGCGAAAATACCAAACACGAAGCATGGAAGCACGAACAAACCAATGCACAACGGCAACAAGACATTGCCGACAATGGCAGTGCGTGGCATATAAGCGAAGAAGAAGCAGTATCAACCGCAAAAATGTAACTGAAAGGTTTTTTATAACATGGCAGAAACAGACTTGGCACAAGATGCTCAGACACCTTCTGATGACTTGTCGCCGGAGCCTGCCGAATCGATGGGAGATGGTCTTTTCGAAGAGATCTCCACAAAGACGGTAGCTTCGCCTGACGAAACTCATTCAGAAACTTCGAGCGATGACGGTGCACGACACTCTGCGGAAGCATCCCAAGACACTTTTGATCCGTCGAGCATAGACTTTCAAAGGGTCGATGTCAGCACAGTTCCTGAACAGTATCGTGGACTCGTCACAAATGCACAGCAAGCAGTAAACAGTGTACGCTCAGACCTGGACAGGCAAAA